TCTCCATTACTTCCTCTTGACAAGCTTGATCCATGAAAGGACCCACCCAAACTATTTCTACAAAATAGTTGAGTGATGTCTGCTACAGGAGGCAAGTCTTTAAATTCCACAAAACATAAATCAGAATTTTCCTCAAACATAAATTGAGAACGATACATTCTAACAGTACGTTGTGTGGAAACTCCAGCCTGTTCTCCACCGCGCACAATGCGCAGATCAAAAAACTCGTCTGGTGGAATAAAATGCGAGTTTAACAAGTATATATTACCTTTAAGACCTACTGCCCGTATGTCATTGACTCGTCCATTAATATTGTAATGGAGGTGAATGCAGTTTCTAAGCAATCTGTTATGAAGATTATCTATACTCAAACCTTTCCACGAGAGACTCTTTCTCGTGAGATCAAAATCTGTTAATTGATAATGATCTTTATACCAAACATTAATTGTTTCATCTTCTCCCACTGGAGCTCTACCCTTATCCTTATGGACAGCTTGTACTTCCAATTTCTTGGTCTCTTTATGAGATAATAAACTTGTAAAAGTATAAAAACTCAATCCAGTGACGAGTATAGCAGTACATGCAGCTAAGAATTTTGGATACCCAATTTTATCCTGGATTTCTTGACCAATCCTAGAAAACATACGTCTCTCGAAAAGGCCACAAAAATCAATATTTGGGAAAAAGGTAAATTGGATTACTCCCATATATGATCGTAAACTAGTACTATAATTAAATAGATACCAAAGATTTCGGACAAACCTAAATCTGCAATACATATCAAATAACCTGTTCAATATCCATATGGACAAAGCAACAGGAAACAATATATGTTCCGAAATACTCTGTAATTTACAATCACAATATTCATGTGGTTGAAAACACAACAAGCATAATTCAACTGATCTCATCTTTTTACATGATACAGAAACTATATCTTGAACATAATTATGTTCGTCAATAATTTTAGCATAAAATTTTAAGAACTCTTTCATATCAGCACCTTCAAGTACCAACTCTTCTATAGCTTGTGCCGGAATAGGAACACGCACAGAAGTCGGTGACACTTTATAAACATCAATAATCCAAAGATCAGGAAAAGAACCTTCCATACTAAGTGGTACAGAACTCGATTTTAGCATACCAGAATCATCTGTATACTCACATTTCGGCCTTATATCCACAATATATGGAAACCTCCTCTGAGTGGCTGACGGAGCAAAGAAACTATGCCACGCACCCAAAGATCTGTTATTAGTTGATGCCAACACAAGTCTTGGTCGAACAGGGGTTTTCCCTTTATCTTCCAAAGAAGCTTGCGCAGGCAAATATGGTTGTTGATTTATCACCTGTAAAACTTCTTTAACAGATGGATCAATATCTGGGGTTGCTCCCGGTTTAAGAGGAGCTATTTCATCAATTTGAACAGTATGACAACTTGTTTTAAATCCAGTCCAAAAATCCGCATAAGGATTTTTTGTGAATCTACAGCTATCTTCAAAGCTCAAACCTTCTTTCTTAGCATGATATATAAACAATATATCCATAAAAGTGGTCTTTCCAACGGATGAATCACCATAAACTAATAATGCTAAGGGAGGTCTACGCATTTCCATAGCGCGCCTCCGAGTAAATTGTTCATCACGGATACTCTTTAATTGATCAATGTATTTACTCATACTTAATCTATCAAATTCTTTCATAGAATTTTTATATTTAATAATTGAGTCTCCTTTTTCTATATGATCATCAAGATCTTTTAAAAAGGAGTGCTCAGTAAAACCAAATAACTCCGGCTCATTGAGCAATTCAGCCTGTCTCTTTAAAGTTAAAAATTTCATATAGAAATCTGTATAAGCTTTTGAAGAGTGGAATATAGGCTCTAAACTTCCAGTAACAAAACATTGATATCCTCTTTCAAATAAAAAAAGAGTTGTATCAATCATGGTCCTATAAAAATCAAGACCTTGATGATATTTCCTTTTAATAGCTTCACTCTCAACACGAGAGTAATTGAATTTATCAAAGGTAATACCAACTTTCTCACATAAATTGAGAGATAACATATACATACAAACTTTATAAATTTTTTTAAAAATCATGGAATCTTTCATTTCATCAAATTTGTCTAACGACATTCGAGCAAAAACTAAATTCTCCTCGATTCCTTGAACATTCCAAGCAAAAACTTCATCAAAATAACTTTGAAGGCGATTATACATATCAGCACTAACTAAAGGACCATTAATACGTAATTTGACAAACATAATAACAGCGGCTGAATAATCGCTAACACTATCACTCTTTAGCAAAAAGCTAACAAAAAGACCAACATCCTCAATTAATTTGAGGACCCAATCCTTATCAACATTCTGCGTAATAAGCTCAAGAGCTTGAAGTTCAAACTCGGAAGTATCATCTAATGATTCAATATCTGAAACACTATAAATAGGTTCAAAAAAATTTAAACTAAAAGTCCAATCATCGATCTCTAAAGTGGGATTAAATCTTGGTACACTAGTCCCATTAATAAAATGAGCTAGTGAACGTAAATTTGGAAATGGACTTTCAATTTCAACATTTGTATTAGGAACTGGCCAGACACCATTCCTAAAATTGTCTACAGTTTCAGAACCGTAGTAAGGACTCACATCATCTAGTTCAGGAAAATGATCATCTCTATCTAAATGGCCATTACGATTCACATGAAGACCTCTATAACCT